GGCGATTTTCTGCACTGTGTTCTGATCTCGCTTGCCTCGCATTGCGTCTGACTCGAACTTCTTGGATTTGGCAATCACCTCTCGAGCGTGTTCCTTGTACTTGGTCAAGGTCTCCTGCGCCTTGGTCTCATTTGCAAGAAGAAAAGCTAGCTTTTCATTCGCCTCGGCTGAAGCCACTGAAGCAGTTTGAGCATTCATTACGAGAATTTCCGCGTAGGATTTAAGTTTCGAGTAGCGCCCCTGCTCCAAATCGGCCTCATCCCTCTTCTCCTTTTCGTCCGCCTTGAGCTTATTTAAAACTTTGCGCTCTTCGTCCAAAAGTTTGTGGCCTTCCTCCGCCTTCTTCTTGTATTGCTCTTCCAGCTTCAAGGCCCTTTCAAGCTCGCCATGCATCACTCGCGTTTTTCGCATTGTCTGGACTGCGACTGCATCTTGGGCGGTGCGCGCCGAGCTTTCGGCATTTTGTTCGAAAGCCTTTGCCTTCAGTGCCGCCGCTGCCGTCTGCTCTTGGATGAGGACCATCTCCGATCGCGTCCGAACGATTTCGAGACTCGCATCCTGTACTCGTTGAAGGACTTTTTCGGATTCTTCCACGTTCTTATTCGAGGCCCTGACCATTTCGCGAACTGATTGAAGTTCTGTCTGAAGTTGGTTGAGTTGTTGTTGCAACATTAAAGAGTTTGCCTGCGCCCTGCTTGTTTCTTCGCGCGTTTGCGCAAGTTGTTGAATCAGAAACTGTTCTGTTTTGCTAGCTTCGTCCCTTGCTCCGCCTTTAAGACCATCAAACCATCTCTCTCCTCCTTGCACGTGCACTGCTGTTTGAACTCCATTCACAACATAATCTTCCTCCTCTAAAACAAGCAATGTTTTTCCAATATCAGTAGATTCATTAAGCTGCTGTGTAAACTTTGGTTTTATTTCCTCTCTCGGCTTTGTTTTGCTTGCTTCGTCCCTAGCTCCTCCGTTAAAACCTTCTTGCATTTCTGTTTCCTTGCTCAGTTTATTAGACCTCATTAGCGCTTCATTCCTTGCTTTCATTCTTTCCCATATTTCCGACATTGTATTTTAAGAATCTACTAAAAGATCAAAAATTCTATGGAGGGACAGTGAAATTCTTTTTTTATCTACTTGGTCTAGATCATTAAAAAATACGCTGCGAATCTCGCTAAACGCAGAGTCCAAAAAATCGATCTTATCAAGGAAAAAATCTTTTGGAAACCAACGCCTTCCTTTTTTTTTTGGATTTATGACAATCCCTATTTTAATATAAACGTTGTAGACCAAATCCGCACAGCTGTACGAGTCCTCCATTTCGTCATCTTCGCTTTCGCTGCCTTCCCGATCAAGGCCCATGAGCTTATGAGGTATGTCGGCAAGGAATTTGAAGGAATATTCTGCTTTAGAAAAGCTTTCAATTGTTTTTAAAACAGTTTCTTTTGAAATTTTTAATTCTTCTCTATTTAAATGCTTGATAAAAACGTCACTTACTCCGTTTCTTGCATAATCTTCAAGATCGCGAAGCTGCGCTCCGCGACCAGCGGATGATTCAAACATAAAAACTCTCGCTAAGTCGCTGCCCTCACTTTCAACAACTGCAATGCCCACGTGGGAAATGGGAGTCTTGAGCCATTTACAATGAAGATCGGACACAAGATTGTTTGAAGCTCGTGTCATGATCAAATCACCCGTCCTCACTTGTGATCTCACATTTGAATACAATTCTGTTTTGGGTTGTTTTGGGCTAATTTTTGGTTTACTGCTTATTGATAGCAAACTGGATCTCAAAAACCAAATTATCAAAATTAATAATGTTACAACACAAGCAAACAATGATTTCATTTGTTTTTAATATCTTTTACCTCATTATATATCTTGATTGGGGTTGATTTTGAACAATGCGCGCAACTGGAACTTCACATATTTTGGAAGCAAACTTTGCCGGCGACGCAGCAGAAAAATATTGCGTTGAAGCAAGATTGCAGACTCCAGTAATTGCGTGGCAAATGCTTCTTACAACAACTGGGTGATATAAGAATTTGATAGCGTTTTCGTTTTCTATGTCATTTAATTCGTCCATGTCGTCCATATCCGAATTATTTACGTTTTCCACTACCGCTTTTAGTTGAGAAACTACATTTTTGCTTACTTTTAACACTCGTGTAGGATTTGAAAGCGCCAGACCCGAAAATGACCGAATAATTGTGGGGTAATATTTTTTGTTAAAGTCTTGAATTGTCAAGTGAGCATTCGTAACTTGGTCCAATTCGCAAATTGCCAAGCAGTGAAGAATCATTGTGTAAATAGTTTCCTCAAAATAGTGTGCCTTTACTTTTGATATTGGTTTTTCGTACTTTTCATCGCGAGATGTTAAGTAAGACTTATAAATGCTTAACAGATGAATTGCTGACGATGGCTGCATGTCTGAAACTTTTTCAACATCCTTTTCGGTCAAGATCAATCCAGTTAGTGGGCTTCTGATTTCGCGCGTTGTGACAAAAAAATCAATCAATCCGTCAATTTCATAGACTTCATTGTCATGAAACGTAATCGTTTTTGCATTTTCTGGAAGCGGAGCTCCTGTAAAGGAGTCAATTATGCTCGACTTAGCAATAGGCGCAGAAGCGGTGATTGAATAGGACGATAAAGAAGACGACGAAGACGAAAGAGCTCTTAAGACGCCTGAAGAGAGAGAAAGTCCTTGAGAAAGTCTATCTAATGTAATGCTTGGTTCTTGTGTTGATCCCATCATTCTCCCCAAAAACTCTCCCACATATAAACTCTCTGCGTTTGTTGTTGGTGGATTAATAAGATCAAGCAAATTACGTACAAGCTGCTCCTGAAAGGTGGCAGAAGCAGAAGCTTCTGTTTCTTCCTCTCTTCCTTCTATTCCTTCTTCTCCTCCTTCTCCTTCTCCTTCTATTCCTTCTTCTCCTTCTATTCCTTCTTCTCCTGTATACTCGTCTTCTTCATAAGGAACGGTGTCTGCAATTGTTTCGGATTCAATAGCATCCCAATTTGCCGTAATCAACAATGGGGGAAGAGAAGTAGTCGGAGTTGCGTGATGATTCGTCAATGAAACTTCTACGTTCACAATTGCTGAAGGTGCCAGGTTTGGCATGTCATCAAATGCGTCCTCCATTTTTATTCTTTCGTTCATGTTTACAATTACGCATTTTTGTCCTTGATTACAATCAAACCAAACACATCAAAAATAAAAAGATGAAGAAACAATTCTTGTCTTCGATACCTGAAGTTTTTGAAGAAATGCAGCATACGAATGGTACGCAAGCCACAAAGCGCTCATGGTTAGGATTAGGAAAAACTGTAGAATCATATTGGTACATACTTGTTGTTTTTTTCGGAATGTTGCTTTTGTATGCAATGGCGAGAATTATTTCCCTTCAAAGACGAGTTCGTGATCTTGAGGCGAGACCTCCAGTTGACGACATTACGTTACGAGGTGCTGTCAGACTTCAGCTCAATGATCTCGTCTCTGACCTTGAACAAACTTTAAGAGCCAAGCAAACCGACTCTACATCTCATCTTTCTCCTAGTCATCCTCCTCATCCTCCTCATCCTCCTCATCCTCCTATTCTTGCTCCTTATCCTGCGCCTGCTCCTTCTTTCGTTCAACCTCAATACATAAGAAAGCAAGATATTTTTGATGAAGAATTAAATCAGGTATTGGAAATTGCGAATTCAGTCAAGGCCTCACTTCCGGATGTAAAATTATTTGCAAATGCAATGAAGATGCAAAAGCAAAAGTCCAAAGAAAATGAAAACGAAAAGGAAAAGGAGAAGGAAAAGTCTAAAGAGGAGATGGAGATGGAGAAGAAAAAGTCCAAAGAAAATGAAAAGGAGATGGAGCATGAAAGAGAAGTAGAAAAAGTAGAAAAAATTGAAGCGAATGAGGAGTTGAAGGAAGAAAAAGTAACTGAAGAAGTAAAGCAAAAGATTGAAGACAAAATAGAACTTGAGGTAGAAAAAGAAGAGATTAATATTCAAAAACAAGAAGAACAATTACAAGACGTTCCGAGATGGTCGACTCCTGTTTTAAAGAAAGAGAAAGAGAAAGAAAAGGAAAAGAAATTAAAAATCGCAAATTCTGCTAATTTCAAAAGAGGGGCAGGGGCGAGACGTAAGGGAGACATAGACACAGTAGACAAGAACAAGGAATAAATTTTAAAATATTGACATTGAAATAATTTCCTTTACCCTTCCTCCCTTTTCGCTTTCATTGTTGCGAAACAATAAGTTTCCGGATTTGTTGTCGTAAAACCACATAATATTACCACACGTGTTACATTTACTAGGCTCGGGACATTTTACCGCGCACGAAATTGCTGGAACGAGAATGACAAGATCATGATGGGATTTAGGTTTTCTTTTTGACAAAAAAGTAGAAGAAGAAGAAGAAGAAGTAGAAGAAGAAGAAGTAGAAGAAGAAGAAGAACAGTCTGCGTATATAAGTCCAAAATTGTGCTCAAACAAGACTTTATCGTCTTCGTCCTTTATAGAGTCAAACTGCGAATAAATCTTGGGTTTTGTAAAGGTCATAAAGTCAAGATTTTCTTCTTGAACAGCCCTGAACAAGCGATCCAATTTTTTCTCGGTGTGCTCTTCCATTAATAATCTTAAAGTAGATTCATTAATTCCAGTATAAAAACTGCTTTTTTCATTTAATTCTGATTCAAATTCTAATAATAAAGAACACTCCCAAAACAAAATTAAATCCCCTTCTGTTGATGATCGTCTGCACTCTAAGAAATTGAGGTTGCCTCCGACCGGAACGTCGAGCATAAATTCAACAGGTTTTTTGAGAAATCGCGCTCCGTTTTGTTGATTTATTGAAAGGTGTAGTATTGAGCATACACCAGATGGTGTTGCCGAAAAGACAATACCTAGTTTTGAATCTGGAATTGTTGCCACAAAACAAGGCTCGTCTTTCGTATCATATAAAAGTGTACTTAAACTTTTGTCTGAAGATTCAAGTAATCCATAAGTGCTCACACTCTTGTCCGCGTTTCTAGTTGTAAAAACACCTAATACATTTTTCTCATTTTCCTTGTTTCTGTTTTTGTTTTCTTCAATATTAACACAGTCTTTGATTTCTACTCGTTTGCAGCTCGACTTTGTAGGTAATTTTGTGTTTCTTACACAACATTTTTTAACGTTTTTCTTTTTCTTAAAATTATGTTCAAAGTCCTTAAATCCCTCGCACTCGTGCCAGGGAAAGCATGGAAACGGAAATGTTTCATTACCAGTATCGTTATCACAATAAGCAGCCGATTCAATAATAAAGTTATCTAACTTTTTTTTGGGCAAAGAAATGTCGTGATGATTGCAAACACACTGAATTGATTTTGTGAGACAATGAAGAATGTTTAAATCTTCATCATTATTTTCCTTGTCTATAACGTCAAATTCAGATTTTAAAATTTGTTCAAGAGCGTTTTGAAGGTACAAACTTGCACTCATTCTATTTGTCTTTTCCTTTTCTCTTGTCAAGATAAAAAAAAAGAGGCAATTAAGTCAATAAAAAATGAGTGCGTCCATCTTCAACACGCTCACAATGAAGCTTACCACCATGAAGCAGCCCAATCCCCTGTCAGCTCCACCCTCCCCTGGAACATTCTTGTATGATTGGGTAGTGAGGTCGGGGTCGTACGACGAGCGCCCCGCGCGTCTGTACTTAACTGCGAGACTCCCTGAAACCGTTTCGTTAACGTCGAACCACGCCGAACCGTACGTAACAGAAACTCATCAATTTCAACCTGACGTTTTAATTGACATTCCTCCGTCAACTACGCTTCAGGACATGGCAGACTTTGCCGAAACTGGCGCCACAATGATTCAGTTTTTCACAATGCCCCGCAATAACTTGTCAGTTGCTTTGTGTGTAAGCATCATCTTCCTCTCTTTAATAAGTGCTTTATTATACAGAAACTATATGTTTGCGGCGGTGTGCGGATTGTCAGTTTCTTTAACAGCAGTAACAGTCATTGGTGGAGGCGCAAATCAACATGCAAAAACATTGCAGACATACATTTCTGATCTAAAATTGAAACAGAAAAAGGCAGCAAGAAAGGGCAAACAAAATACACAGATGGAGGAAAAGGAAGAGGAAGAGGAAGAGGAAGAGAAAGAGTTAGAGCATACTCACTAACGAGGAGGAGAATGATATTGACGAGGAGATGCTACTCTCGCGAGTCTAGAAGGAGAAAGCGATCTTGATCGTGATCTTGATCGTGATCTTGATCTTGATCTTGATCTTGATCTTGAACGATCACGACCAGGAAAACTTCTTCGACCGCGACCACGAGGTAATTCTGGAGGAGCATGAGCCAGAGTTCTTTCTAACATTTGAAAATCTCTTCTCTTCTTTTGCTCATCCTCCTCTGTGGGCGCTAGAGTGTTGAACGAAGTGGACATTCCAAAATCAATAATTCGCGGATTCCCGTCAGGGCTTTCCAGAATATTGTCCTTGTGCAAATCATTATGCGTAATTCCATTCAAATGCAAAATTCTAACGCTTTCTCTCAAAAAATCTTTTCGAGCTTCCGAAATTGTTGAAATGTTTCTATAAGGATTGAGAGCTGGCATGTTGTACATGTAAAAGCTTGACAAGGAAGTGTCATCCGTGGCTTCGCGATTTACTCTCATTAAAATGTTTCGAACTCTTGGCGCCAAGGCGCGCAAAGGAACGTCCTGACAAGCTACGCAATCCTTTTGTAAATTATATACATAACGCGTCTGATGAGGATCAAATCGACGTATTAGAGGTCCGAATGCAATCTCGTCTGTATACTGCCGAAACCCTTGGGCCGTACTGGGAAAAATTTTTGTTACAATGGAAACATCATCATTCACATTTGGCGCCGGACAGGGGTTTGTAGAGCAGCACTCTATACACGCTGCAATGTATGCCCCACTGTTTCCGATCAAGTTAACTTCATTTAATTTGAAGCCACCACGAAGTTTGTGTTGGGCCTTTTTAGCCTGCTTGGAATGTTTGGAACGGGATCGACAAAACCTCATTTTTTTCTTCTTTGCATTTCATTAATTTTCCTTTCGTTACGAAAACTACAAATCATCCTCCCCTCCCATTTCCTCTAAAATTTCGTTGCGTCCTCTGTCATTTTTACCCCTCCTCTTATCTTTTTCAGATCCGGGTGATAAGTCTGCGCCGTGTAGTCCGTCCTTGACGCGCGCACCAACACCAAAGAGCCATTCCTCTTTCTTGTCAAGTTCCTCCTCCCCATACACGTTCATTCCTCTCGATACTTCATCCGCTTTCAACCTTCTTCTCGTAATCCCATTGTCCTCGAAGACTGTATTGAACTTGTCTTCCTTCCACTGAAATTTTGAAAAGCCGCTTGTTTGGTAAAACGCATCCGCAAGTTTCTTGAATATCTTGAAAGGGATACACAAATCCTCTCCGAGCTCAACGTCAAGCTCCGAATTGAGAAAAGCAGCAAGATTGTGTGTTCCCTTCTTCAAATTCTTCTTGTTTTCCAAAAAGATACTCGGCAGAATGGAAACTCCGTCCTTGGAGGCCCAAATGTCGTTCTTGCCGTACTTTTCAACAGCATCCAGATATGCCTTGCAAGACTTGTGAAGCATGGCCGGCATTTCCATTTCAATTTTTTTCAAGAGACCAGGGTCCACCATGTTGGGCGGAACGCGCCGATCAAAATTCATCAAGACGATTCGACGGGAAATAGAACCGGAATTGTCTGCCCAATCAGCAAATTCGTTTCCGGCTAAAATACCGGGTACCTTCCACACAACGTTTAAAGCCGTCAAATTCTTGCGCTGGATCGACATGTCCTCGCCGGAAATCATGCTCTGGAGCTGCGCCTGGTCCAAAGAAAAGTCGCTCTTGACCTCGTAGCAACGCCACATCATCTTGTGCACAAAGGTCTCAAGACCAAACCCCTTCTGGGAATTGTTTGCCATTGTTTCCACGTCGCACTCCTCGAAAAACTTGCCTACAGCTTGAAGTAAGACGGATTTTCCACACCCGGCGCGGCCCACAATGAACAGAATTACTTGCCAGCAGTCCATTTCTCCAACCTCGAAAAGCAATCGTCCAAAAAAGACGTACATCCAATACAAAATGTGTCTGACTTCTTCAGCCGTTCGTTTAGTGCCCGCGCCGCCACCGTTGTTCATAATTTCAATTTGAAATTCAATGAGTTTGCGACTTGCATCCGTAGGGATTTCCAAAATGTCTTCAATTTCCAGCAAGGATGTGTCAAATAGTACATCGTGATATTTGCAGGCCACAACGTCGCCAGGAATTGCGTCGTGACAGTATTCGTAAAACTCGGCCTTTTTTGTAAAGTAAAGCCCGTTTCGGAATGCGTGCCAGTGCCTGTCCGGCTTCAGATCTCGAAATTCGACTTCGTTTGCTGCCGTTGCCAAATAAGTCGATGCATGCGCCAAATTTCCCGGCGAAAGCATAATTTGCCACTGGGCAAATGTGTCCTCCTTGGACGTTGCCTGCGTAATAAATTTTTTCATGTCGTCGTAAATGCATTTATATGCGTGCGTTGCGCGACCATCTGGCGAAAAAATTTGCTCGTAGACTCCTCCATTATAACGCCTGTACGACCGATCATAAAGCTGCCTCAATATAAATATAATAAAGGATTCGTATTTTGTCAAACTGCTTTCATTAAAGGGAACAAACCCAAAGACGTCCGGAACCGTCGCGCATGAAGCGTCCACGGACGGGTCGACGGCCCTATAAAAGTATCGCTCGCTCTGCAAGAGCTTAAAGCACCTTGAAATACATTCTTGCATTCTTGCTAATTGACGCGAATATCCAACGAGATCGTCAATCTTTTCACCACCATGATCGGACGCTGACCCTCGACCTCCAAATGACGTCTCGAGCATTCCCCGCTGACGAAGAGCAGCCTCTAATCGAATTCTCTTAAACATTTCGCATCGATATACATAAACAATATCCTCCATTGTGAAATTAGGCTTCTTTATCTTGATTGAAAAGAGCTCGCCGCATTTGCAAGGAGTGCGCCCAAATAATTTTTTTGCTAGTTTCAAGGCAGATCCCTGAGGTGTATTTGCCGGAATCCAGTAGTTTGTCGCATACCGCATTGTCGCAACAAGCTGAGATTTTTTAAGCTTATTCTCAAATCCATCAGGCTTTGTTCCAAATTGTTTCCAAATTAGCGCAGCTTCAGAATCATTTACTTCGTCTCCTCCTTCTTCTCCTTCTTCTCCTTCTTCTTCTTCTTCCTCCTCGTCTCCAGATTCAAAGTGCTGTTCAACTTCATCGTCATCTTCCTGTCTCTTGTCGTCCTCTGCTTCTACTTCTTCTTCTTCTTCTTTTGCTTCTGCTTCAGCTTCTCTATTAAAGTGATTATCAAATTGCATTTCAGCTCCAGAAGAATAAGAATCAGCGGGCGCACTTAATTTTTTTAAAACTTTCTTTTGCTTTTGCTTTTTCTTTTGTATTTTGTCTTTAGACTTTGAATTTAATATGCGCGAAAATCCTTCATCTGAGTCTGACGAAGACGAGGATGACGAGTCGGACGATGACGACGACGAATCAGATGCAGACGACATTTTATATGCGTTTCATCAATTAATTAATAATATTAAGTAGTGTTAAAACATAATAAAATAAATGAGTAGATTGAGTTTAAATCTTGAAAAAGATCCAGCAAAAGCAGCTCATTTAAAGGCTTTACTTCATCACGAGGTTGTAAAGAACCTGTCTCCACCTTCTTCTTCACCGCTCGCAAGTACTACTAATTCTGAAGTTGCATTAAGTCCGATGGATACTACAATAAATACTTCCAAAGAAGAGCAAATTGTGGAAGTTCCCGATCCTACACCAATACATGATAAACCAATCCAAAAAGAGGTATCAAATGATGTATGGTACAGGGTGCCCGTCGCGGGCGACGGAGGATGCATGTTTACATCCGCGCGCCTAGGCTGGGAATTAATTGCAGTAATGCAGTCAATTGAAAAGAATGAGGAAATAAATAACTTTATTTTGGACGGAAACAATCAAGTGGCTATTCGTGGTGGATTTCTCGTTCGCCAGAGAATCTGCGAATGGTACAAATCCGGCTTAACAAAATCCGTACCGTCCATGGGGAAGTACACGGAAACGGAAGGCGGAAGGGACTGGTGTCGCGGCGATTTGCTGGCCATGGAAATGGTGCAGAGGGAAACTGAGGTACCCGAAGAGGGCGTGGAGCGCACTAAGGCGCAAATTAAGTACTTGCTACACATGATGCTTCCTAAGACATGGGGAGGGACCCCGGAATATTTTGCCTTTGCGCAAATCTTCAAGTTAAAAATTGTAATTTACGTTCCTGGATTTCCGGACAGATCAAAACTTGTCATGAGGGACTGCATTGAACCTGGAACGGTGTCGTGTCCAATTCCGATTAACCTGTTGTTTCTGCCTTCGCAAAGGCACTATGAGCTTTTACTGTCAAGGGACCAGTATGAAAGCATTGTTTTGAAAGTGGGGGCTTTGAGGGTAGAGAATATCCGGAAAATTGCGTGATGTTTAAAAATGCAAAGATAATTATTTTGAAGGAATGGAATAAAGGGGGTGGCTTAAAAAAATGAAAAAAGGTTTTTTATAATTTTCACTCAAACAAATAATCAATCTCAAAAATCTCCAATTACAAAAAAGCTTTACGCGAATTTCTTGTGGCACATGCCAAACTTGTAGCGCAGGACGTTCTTGTTGCGCGCGAGAATCATGACCTCGGCAGTAGGCGCTTCACTCGTAAAGATGCGCGGATCCAGCATAAACTCGACGTTGCAATTGTCGATTCTCGAGTGGTTGGCGCCGCCATTCGGCTCAATGTCCTCGGGGTCCGTTGCGTACGACCAAACGTAGATAAAGTTCTGCTTCTTGTTCGCGCAGTCACCCGGCACGTTCGTGTGGTGCTGGTACGGCTGCACCAATCTAAAGTAAGAGCCCGGACGCGTCTGAACGCGCTGCGAGTTGTTGAACTTGATTGTAATGTTGCGGACCGGGTCGAGCGTCAGACCAGACGCCGGGTCGACAGGGCCTGAAAAGTCAAAGGACTCGTTCTTGTCCTTCTTGGCCTGAGGCGAAACGACCATCATGTACTCCATAACGACGTTGTTGAGCTGCAGGCGAACGTTGGAGCGCACGCCGGCGGACTGCTCTGTAGAGCCCGTGGCGGCATTGGCAATCGCCTGCTGCGACTGGAACTGAAACTCGTCAACAATCTGCTCGAAAATGCCCTTTTGAAACTTTTCGCGCTCGTCGTCTTCTAAATAAATGTAATTGGCCTCCATCGTGCATTCCAAGTCGGAGTCCTGCATGGCGGACACGCTGACCTTGCCGGAGTCAATGTCGTCGTCCGTGACGCCGTCGGGGCGCACGCAGATCTGGGCGCGCGAATCATTGTTGCAAATGACCTCGGATTTGGGCGCAAACGTCAGCTCCATCACGATGGGCTGGAAAGCAAGCGCGGCGATGGGCAGTGCAAGACCGCTGTTTCTCGCAAAGGAAAACGGCAGTGGAACGTAGAGCTGGTGGCTGCGCTTTGCAAAGGCCTGTCTCTCCTCGAGCGTGTCAAACTTGCCAATCATTTCGCCGAGCTTCTTGCCGGGCTTGGCGCTCAGCTCCTCCCACACGTACAGGAACGTGTCGGTCAGCGTGTCAATGACCGTCGTCGCGACGGCGAGGGTCGCGCGCTGCGTCAGCTTGTATCCGATGGCATTGTGCCAGCACGGCGCGTCCGCGCCTCTCAACACTTTACCGTCCTTGCCCAAGGCAACGAGGCCGGGCAGGGAGTAGCGCGCATAGACCTGCCAGCACAAGTCTCCCTGGCGCGGGAACGTATACTTGGCCTTTCCGCCAAACTTGCACTGCGAGGCGGTGGCGTCAAAGTCGACCGGTTCCATCGCAAAGGGCGTGTGCTTGGCGTGCACGAAGCGCCAGAAGGAGTGCTGCGCCTCCGCAACCGTCTTGGCCGTCAGAATCTTGTCGGCCTCGCCGTTCGAGGCCAGCTCGGTGTAGACCGCACTTTCAGTAGCACCCATTTTTTAAGAACTTTTTGGTTAGATAAAAAGGTGAGATAGAGTCTTTCTTTCTACACATTATAAATAAGTTACGACACACCAAAAAAGAAAAAGAAAAAAAAACAATTATTTACTGTTAGCGAACGAACATATTAAAATGCCTGTATTTCCTGTTGGAGCAGCAGTAATCGCAAGTTTTGTAGAAGGTGCTATTTATCTTTCAAGTGTCACAGCAGCTCTTACCGGTGCGTATTTTGCCGGAAGAAAGACAAGAGGAATTGCAGCGCTTGCACCAACAGAAGCAGAAGTAAAAAAAGTTGTAAATGAAACTGTAAAGGTTTTGTTAAATCTTACAAAATCCGGAAATGTACTTCAAGGAAAAAAAGACTTATTACAAGTATTGAAAGCAAACACCACTGGAAATCAAACGTTTGATGAGAATTTAGTTGTGGCAGCTTATAATGAAACCATAACAATTAAAAACCTTACTTTTTTTCAACAATCATTAAAAGTAGTTGAAGATATGTTTTGGTATCTATGGCCAAATCCGTTAACGGCAGCTGATAATTCTGTTTTGCCTGGCGCTAAAAATAGTTTGACCAAAAAAATTTTAAATTATTTAAGTCATTTTTTTACAAAATCACAAAAAAGGCTTCTAATAGGAGCACCCGGAGCAGGACCAAAAGAAGAAAGCTTCTTTAGATGGTTTTTTCAAGATAATTTAAATACCACTTCAACTTTAGAATATGGGGCGGGCGTCGAAAATAACCCTTCTTTTCCTCCAGGATCTACTATAAAGTCTACTGGAAGATCATTACTAACGTCGTCTATTTTGATTCTTTTTATCGTTTCTCTTGTTTTATTAATGTTACCATTTATTTTTGATCAAGTAGTTAACTTATATGAATGGCTTACGACTCAAAGTCCTACAATTAAAAATAAACAATCAACATTTTTTGGAAAATTTTTCAAGTCGTTTGAACAAGATCAATTACAAAAAGTTGAACAAGAGGCTGAAATCCAAAATATTGAAGCGGCAGAGATTTTAGAGGAGGCAGTAGAAAAGGTCGAAGAAGCGAAAGAAGATTTACGTGCTTCTTTAGTTAAAGAAAAAGAAGAAGAACAACAACAACATATTATTAATGATGATGAAAAACTTGCCAAAGTTCGTGCTGAAGCTCAGGCTGCTCGGGCTCGGGCTGAAGTCGCTGAAGCTTTAGCTCGCGAGTCAGTAAAAAATGCGCAACAAGCTCAGGCCGTAGCTCGAGAGGTTCATGTGGTGATAAGTCAACTCGAGCCTAAAGCTACATTTTATGAGCCTGCTCCAATACCAATAAATAGATATTTATCACCAATTTTAAGATCTAGACGAGAGCGTTTTAATATAAAGTCTTTTCCTCTGAGAAAAAGACGTTCGCCATCTGTTGTGAGAAGACGTTCGCCATCATCTGTTGTGAGAAGACGTTCGCCATCTGTTAAAAGACGTTTGCCATCTGTTAAAAGACGTTCGCCATCTGTTAAAAGACGTTCGCCATCTGTTAAAAAACGTACGCCAATTGTAAAAAGACGTAAAAGCAAATCTGTGAAATTTCGGAGAACTTAAATTAATTTTATATTTTACACGACGTTTCAATCTTCAACCCAATCCGGATGATCTCCAGGAAACACAACGTGATCCAAAGCTTGCTCCTCGGTCACCTCCTTCATAACGCCCGATT